TTGTTACGCTATCCAGTTTGCTTCCAGCCCCTGATCATATATTCCATTCCACCCGCACTCGTAGCAGCGAGGAGCAGGGGCGTTACCGTTGATACCAGAACCTGCCCCCTTAGCCATGCGGGAGAACACATTAGCACTCCCGCACTCCGGGCAGGTGTTATTCCCTTCCTTGCGGGCCGCTTCCCCACCCTGCCAGTTGCGTATTGCTTCACCAATGGTCGTCTGGCCGGAGGGGTCTGACCTCTGTTCAGTATCGACCGCCGCCGCCTGTGCCATGTACTGAGCCTGTGGGGTAGGTAAGCCCTGCATGGGTGTAGTGGGAGGGGAAGGTGGGGTAAACCGAAGAGTGGGGGTACTGCCCTCACGGGGCGCAGTTTTAGGAACTACCGCCTTGCCTGCCATGCGATCTGACCACCAGTCGCTCATATGCTACTCCTCATATAACTTACAGATTGGACAGTACGATTAAGTCCTCATCCAACAACTTAGAAACGGAGGCTACCAGACAGCCCAGCACCGTGTTGTAGGTTGAGTCTTTAATATGGCGATGCAACTTACGCAGTTCCCCCAAGGGTATTGAGTTGAGGGACATAAAGTCATCGCTGTCGGGGTGGTCCATATCGAACCCCACACCAATCATCTCGTCGTCGTCAACCCCTTCAGGAAGCATGTCGTCATCCACCATGATGTCCGACATCCAGTCGGCGGCATCTGATAAGGATTCAACGATTCCCGCCGTGGTCAAGTACGACCAACTGCGAAGGATGTCTCTCTCCTCTTCCTGAAATACGTCATCAGACGAAGGAAGAATACCAGCGTTAGATGCGATGGACTGTCCGTCAGGAGGGGACAGCATGTTGTAGAAGTTACGTTTCGCTGGAGCCGTTACTTGACGATGTAAGTCACTCACTAGCCTTTAGCCTCATACCAAGTCACTCCAGAGTGGGAGGAAACGATCAACGGAACATCCTTTATGACCTTGCTATGGCCCATTGCTTCTCGCAAAGCCTCTGACTTACAGTCTACATCATCAGTATCAGGCACGTTGACAACTAACTCGTCATGCACCTGAACAAGCAACTTCCCACCGAAGGCTGTCACTACAGGGAACGCTTTAATCATGGCCTTCTTGCAGATGTCGGAGGCACTTCCCTGTACTACAGCGTTAACTGCTTGTCGTTCCGCTCTAGCCCTTAACTCCTCCTTTGGGGAGTTGATGTCGGGCAACCGGCGGCGTCTTCCAGAGATCGTGGTGACATACCCGTCCCTTTGGGCTTGGGCGACAATCTTACGCTTCCACTTGGTCAAGCCAGAGAACTGTTCGTAGTATTGGTTGATTACGAACTTAGCCCGTGTCTGGGTGATGCCTGCCGTAGCCGCTAGTTTCCCAGACCCCCCGCCATACGCAGTAAGGAAGTTGGCAGCCTTTCCCAGTTGCCTTTCTTCAGAGGTAACGTCCGTGACAGCCTTATCAAACACCAATGCCGCAGCACCTGAGTGAATGTCAATCCCCTTGTCGAAAATGTCCATCATGTTGGGGTCCCTACTGAACATAGCCATAACCCTGAGTTCAATCTGGTCGTAGTCTGCAACGATGAGAGTACAGTCAGTGTCTGCCTTGAACAGCCCACGGATGCTAGAGTCACGGGGAATGTTCTGGAGGTTGGGGTCAGAGGAAGAAAGGCGACCTGTTGACGTGCGGTGGAGGTGGAAGTTTGGGTGCAACCTCTCATTATTTATCTTCTCCAGCAGACCATCCACGTAGGTGCTCTTCAGTTTCTTACATTCCGACCACGATAAGAACAACGGTATTACTGGATGCTTGCTTTCCAGTGCCTTTAAGGACTCTTGGTCTACCGACGCCTGACCCTTCTCAGTCTCCTTGTTGGGCTTTAGTGCCAGCCCTCCATCGTCCTTCTTGCCAAACAGGAACAAGCGCTTGTCCTTAACGGAGTCGGGATTAAATCCGGGGTAAGTTAGGGCGGTTATCTCCGAATGGATGTCCTTCATCTGCCCATCCAGTTCTTCACCCAATGCCGCCATACCAGAGCGGTTGACGCACATCCCATCATGCTCCATAGCCATGAGCACCTCTAGGACCTCTGAATCCTGTTTGACTACATCTATCAGTTTGTCGGTTTTGCCAACAGAGAGAGCCAAGCGCTGATACAGCAACCATGTCCATCGGGCGTCAAGATGCACGTACTCACAGGCGATTGAGAAGGGAGTACGCCCAATAACTGCCCCCACCTTCCCATGCCGAGCATAGGGGTTGTGGTCATGGAAGTTATGGGCTATCAGGGAGGTCAGCCGGAAGGACATGATGTTTTCGTCCAGTGTGTGCTGTAGCAGCATGGTGTCGTGAAACGGACCCACAGGCAGTTCCCCGTAGTACTTCGCTATGGTGCGAGCGTCGAACTTGACGTTATGTCCGATCTTGAGTATCTCAGGATCGAAGAACAGAGGCTTCAATGCTTCAAAGACATCTGTACGGGACAACTGTTCTGGGGGATCAGAGTAAACGGCAGGCTTCAGGTACCGAGACTTGGCCGTGGACTCCATGCCGTTCTTTAGTTTCTTCCGGTAGCCAGCCGGTGGAACAGTGGTTCCGTCACCACGCTCCTCTTTCTCCAGAATCTCACCTATGGGATGTCCCACCGGAATAGCCCAAGAGTGCTCGGATGTGGCGATGCCCACCCAGATGACCTCATTGCGGTGAGGGTCCAGTGCGATGCTCTTGGTCATGGCCTCCATCTTGGAAGACCTAGTACGCTCAATAGTTACTTCAGAAGAGGTCTTGAGGCCCAGTACGTGACTACGTACCTGCTGCTCTACACACTCCTCTAGGTCAGGATGGTGTTCGACAATCCCCAAGGTCTCCACATCAAAGGCAAAGGCCCCGACCTCAAGAACGGTAGCAACTAAATCGTGTACTTCAGATAGGGTGAGTAGATAGCGGGGGCCGGGGCGCAAGGAAGGGGAACAGCCACGACCCCCGCTAAACCCTTTAGATGACTCCAACGTCTTCGTTGACGATGCTCGCCATCTCAGCGTGCGTAGAGAGCCTCAGAATGTCGGCGTCATACGCCTTTGCTGCGGCCTGTGTCAAAGCCTCTGCGGACAGAGGATCGACGTTCCACTCTTCCTTCAGATCCCGCTCCTTGATGAGCAGGTGGTTGTACTGAGTCTGCGGACCAGTACCTGAGCGACTGACGGCCCAGTAGTGCTTCGACAGGGGACCCTGACGCTCATCCTCGTTGAAGTTTCGGAGGGTGGCGATCACACGGGTTCCGGCCTCGTAGGAGCGCAACGCTGGCTCCTCACCCCGTTGCAGCAGCAGCACGTTGAAGGCGAACAGCGGGCGAGGCCGATTACCGGCATCACACAGAGGGCATCCGTTGCCGTCCATGCCATCCCTACACACAAATGACTTCTGGCCGGTGCGGTTGACCCAGTGCTGCCGCCATGTGGCGAAAGGTGCGTCCTCTAGGAACTTGATCAGCACAGCATCTGTGCCGGTCTTCAATCGGACGGCGTAGTTGGCGTCATCCTGCTTCATGCTGTCCACAGCGGCCCAGCCGGAGCGGACCACCTTTCGGACATTCTCAGTCGGTGTGACAGGCTTCTCTGTCACGTCGTATTCTATGGGCATATTCGTGTCTCTTCTCTGTCGTTACACCGGCCACTGAGTGGTGGTGTGTTTCTTAAAGCCAGACCAATCGGCTGACCTATGTTCATTGAGGTGGTAGACCTCAACTGCGGTAAGCAGAAAGATTACCTGCTCCCGACTGTAGAGGCGGCGACCCTTGGGTTCACCACCCTGAACCCCAACGCCCTTGGGGGCTGGGGTGCGATAGTTGGCGTGGGGAATCCATCCATTGCTTTCCCACTTGCGGATGGTCACAGCCTTACGGTGCAGCAACTTAGCCAACTCACCAATGGTGTAGAACTCCCGCAGTTCCCCTCCCACCTTGTATCTGGTGGACTTGGCGGCGTTTAGCACTTCGTCCATAACTGTCTTTATTTTGGGGCTATCCTCCCGATTTCGTGGGGGGGTAGTACCCGGATAATCGTTTTCCTCAGAATCATCCTCTGCCAGAAGGTCAGAGTGATCCCTCTTCATAAGATGGTTGAAGTAGGTGTTGGACTTAGTGCTCATACTTTGAAGGCCCAAGTCTCTTTCTCCACGTAGAAGTCATCCACCTCTTGTCTAATCTCAGGCTTATCCCAAGCGAGGGCCAACACTTTGTCCTCACTCAAGACCTCAATGACTTCTTTGACATCTTCCCAAAGCCCCGCCTCCCGAGCCCACTCCTCGCACGCAGTCCTGTCGAATGCCTTGCTGACTCGTCGCTCACGCTTGAGTTTGTGCTCCCCCACCTCAAACCAGCGGTGACCATTCTCCCCCTCGTACCCATGTTCGTCCACAAGTTCTACCAGTTGAGACTTTAGCCCGTCAGCCCTCTTCTTGGAGGTATCGGCCATCTCCTTGGCAGCCTTGTATTCCTGCACGAGCCGCAGATTGAATGCAGCGTCGTCAGTTTCGGTCCACTCGCAGTCGTCCATCATACCTCCGATGATGATAGGAAGTCGGACAACGAGCCCAGCGTTATCTCGTACCGACCTTGGGCGTCATAGCCCTTGTCAATGAAGGCCCTGTTAATCAGGCGCTTCTCTTGGAGCATCTCGTACTGTCGCTCCTCAATGCTCCCACGCATGACAAACGAGGTCACAGTGACGTGGGGGAACTCAGAGGACAGCCTGATGATGCGTGACTCACGTTGATCCAACTTCCCTGCCGACCACGGTAGGTCGTAACTTATCAGATGGTTAGCCATCGGTAGGTCAACTCCGTAGCCCCCCGCATCTGACGACAGGAACAAGCGGGTGTTGGTATCGTTAGCGAACTTCTGCTTGGCAGAGTCCTTCTCTTGGGAGGTCATCCCACCCATGAACACGACGCTCCCAACCTTGCCGTGGAACGCCATTCGTAGGAGTTCAAGGTTCATTCTAAAGAACGAGAAGAGCACGACCTTGTTGTTGGGATCTTCGTCCAGAATGTTGGTCACGTACTCAACAACAGCATCCAACTTAGGTGACCGGGTAGCAGACTTAACCCAACCCGCATTGACTATTGCGCTAGCGTAAGCGCTTCCCTTATTTGAAGACTCGTCGTAGAGTCTGGCTGAAGCACGAACCAACTCTGGATTATCACAGAGCATTCTAAGGACGGTCAGTCGGGACATTATTTCCCCTTGCGCTTCCCCTCCAGCAGAGTTGTAGTGCCTCCAAAGATCGAAGCCTCTACCTGACTTACCGATGGCCTCGTGTATCTTCTTGAGCAGATCACTGGCAATGCTCTTGTATGCCTTAGCCCCGGAGACATCAAAGGGGACCGGGACCACTGTAGTGATCACCTCAGGCAACTGGTCCTGAATGTCCTCACGGGTCTTGCGAATCATTACGTCCGACAGGCTGTCGTGGAGGTTGTTGAGGTTCCGGTACTTGACAGCCTTACCCCATGAGTCCCTGACGATGAAGGTCCTATCAAACAGGGCGAACCCTCCGAGGATAGAAGGATCAACGAACTCCATGATGGAGAACAGTTCCTCGGGGCGGTTCTCAATGGGCTGTCCTGTGAGGGCGTACCTGTAGGGCACCGTCTTCCCAAGCCTCTTGAGGAACCGGGAGCGCTTTGCTGATGGGGATTTGATCATTGTGGCTTCGTCTATGACCATAGCGTCAATACGAATACGCTCAAGGTAGTCTAGGTCTCGTTGCAGCATCTCCACGTTCACGATCACGTACTTGCACGAGATGGCTGCCCGC